GGCGTGTTCGGGACTCTCACCCGTTAGATTGCGCCCATGCTGGGCGCACAAATAAAAAACCAGCTGCACAGATCAGTGCACTGGTTGGCGATTCATCCAGAGTTGGCTTTAATAAACTCCAGAGGATGTTAATATCTACTGTAGAGCATAACAGCAGTCTGGATAGTCTTATTAAGACGGAGTTAGATGAACTCAAAGGACACTTATTATCAGGATTTAAAGGAAGGAGAAAGTGATATGAGTAAGATCACAGATGCTTTGAAGAAAGTATTTCTTGTAAAGGGACCGGAGGAACCGGAAGTAGAGAAAATGGATCCTCAGGAAGCACTCTGGCAAAGTGAGGAGATGCAGAAATTCGCTTTTGAAATGAAACAGAAGATGCAGGAAGAGGGGCTGAGCTATACAGATCTGGCCGAGTTCAAACAGAAAGAAGCTCTTGCACCGCTGCTGGCTGAGATGAATGAGCTCGATACAAAGGACAGGGATGTAAGGGCAAAAGTGAAAAATGAAGAAATGGACCAGCAGGTAGGAGGTAGAATACTCCGCACAATCGATCTAAAAAGGGAGAAGCTGCAGAAGAGAATCAATAAGATCCTAATCGATTATCAGATTGATGTAGGAATACCTTCTGTGGCTTCTCAACTGGATAGACTGCTGCCCTACAATAAGGCGATTGAGATCACTCAAAACGTTTATAAGAAGATTATCGATCTGGCCCCAGAAATCGACAAGGCTGAAAGGCTCTTCGGCGGCGGTGCGGCTGCTCCTGCTGGGTTTGTAACAGTAAAGGATGCAGTGGAGAGTCTCATTCGAAGGGAATGGAACATGAGGGATGTTTATAAAAAAAATGGTGTGGCACTGGAGAAGTACTTCTTTATTTCCCTCAAAGCCATGTGGGACAGGCTCAGCAAGAAGGAAGAGGACAAAAGGATTTATTCAGAGTATTCGGAACAATTGGACTGATTACATTTCGGTCCAAAGAAAGGAAGGTGATATAAATGGCGACAAACATAGGCGCAAGGGTTGAACTGGCCGGTGAACGGCAGTTTAGGCAAGCGCTCTCAGAAATAAATGCAGGATTGAAGCTTACAGCCTCTGAGCTTGCCCTGGTGACGGCGAAATATGCGGACAACGACAAATCTGTGGCCGCACTCACGGCGCGGAATGAAGCGCTGCAGAACAGCCTAACTGCACAGGCGGCAAAGGTGGAAACACTGCGAAATGCTCTTGAAAATGCAGCCATTTTATACGGCGAAACGGATGCCAGAACGTTGCGATATGCTGAAAGTCTGAACAAAGCGGAAGCCGAACTAATAAAAACAGAAAAAGAGCTCCAGGACAACGGCAAAGCGCTCGACAAAGCAAAAGAAAACATGGAGAAGTATGGCTTGTCTGTGGATGAAGTCGCAGAATCACAAAGAACCTTTGGTGAGAAACTCAGCGGAGTCATTGAAGGTCTCGGCATACGCCTGCCGGCCGGAGCAGAAAAAGCTATAAAATCCTTGGACAGTACCACGGCTTCAACAGCCGCACTGCTTGGAGCAGTTTCAGGACTTATTGCCGGATTTGGCAAGCTTACCCTCGATACCGCTAAAACAGCGGATGAGATTCTTACCCTATCTTCCGTTACAGGGTTATCTACCGATACTATACAAGAATTGAGGTATGCTTCCGAGCTTGTGGATGTATCGGCTGAGACTATAACTGACTCGATGGCTAAGATGATCCGCAGTATGGACGATGCTCGTAAGGGTACCGGTGATGCCGCAGATGCATTTCATAAACTGCACTTAAGAGTTACAGACAATTACGGTCAACTCAAGGACTCTGAGCAAATGTTTTATGAAGTAGTAGATGCCCTTGGACAGATGAGAAATGAGACTGAAAGAGATGCAGCCGCTATGGCCGTATTCGGACGTTCAGCTAGGGAACTCAATCCGCTGATAGAAGCAGGAAGCCAAAAGATGAAGGAGTATGCTGAACAGGCCCATGCAATGGGCTATGTGATTACTCCTGAAAATATCCAGAGGTTTGCTAATCTCGATGAGAAATTGCAGATGTTCCATAACCAGCTTACAGCTGTGGCAGGCGTTTTAGCTCAAGCATTCTTACCTATCTTGACAATTGTTTTCAATGTACTAAACAAGATAGATCCTACAGTGATAGCTATAGGAGCGGCAATAGGAGCAATCGCAATAACATCATTCTCGGTGGTCCGGGGGATTGCTTCAATGGTGGCAGCTTGGCAGCTGTATAATATCGCAACAACTACTGCCACTACAACATCTGCTGCCTTTACTGCAGTTTCTATGAAAACGGTACTCGTAATTGCTGCAGTAGTAGCTGGTATAGCTTCACTGATCGCTGTAATTGCAATTTTAGCAGGTAAGTACAACGAAGCTAAGAGCGCTATGAATGACCTCAGCAGTATGTCTAGCAGATCTGTTAACCAGGCCTTGAATGGATTGAACTCTCAAGCTCCGACCGTGAAGTATTCATATAAATCCGGTATCGACTATGTACCATCTGATAGGGTAGCTCTGATACATAGGGGCGAGGCTGTCATTCCGGCAAACCAAAACCCTTACAATCCATCTGCGACAAATCCGATGGGCGGCACTACTATCGTAAATCTCAACGTCAAAATGGACGAAGTTGATGAGGTCTATAAACTCGTACAGGTCGTTAAGAATGCAAGGCAAATAATGAGAGCAGGGGTGGTGATGGCGTAAAGCAGATTCCCTCTTCCTGGGGATAAAAAGTGCGGGAAGGACTCGGCAGCAGACGAATGGGAGCTGCACAAATTAATGAATTGTGAGGTAGATAGTAGTATGAAAGATATGAAAACAATCGGAATACCAATTACTCTGGATGTAGAGCGTAAGCTCGTTTTCAACCTTAATGTATTTGAGGCATGCAAAGCGAAATACGGTAAGCTCGATGATGTTCTCAAAACCGCAAATGATTTCAAGGCTACATGCTGGCTGGCCGTCCAGATGCTCAATGAGGGCGCTGAAATGCACAATGAGGAGAATCCTGATAACAAGATCCCACTGATCGATGAAGCAAAATTGAGACGATATGTAATAGGCCTTGGCGGAATAGTTGAACTCCAACAGAAGGTACAGGAAGCTATGTTGAAAGGGCTGCCCGAAGATACAGCAAAAGAAGCTGTAGAACTGGGGAAAAAGCTTGTAGAGGAGAGTCTTAAAGTTCAGAATACGATCCAAAATTAAGTGACGAAACATACCGGACTCTACATCCGGTATTTGCTATTTATGCTGATTTCATAGGGAGGAGAGCTATGTCAGACTTAAAAAATACAGGAGTATCAATCAGCTTGGATATAGATCGCGAGATGGTATTCAGCCTAAACGTGCTTGATAGCTGTATCAAAAAATACAACGGAATGATGGATGAGATATTGAATAGCTCAACACAAGATTTTGAAACTGTGTGTTGGTTATCTGTCCAAATGCTCAATGAAGGTGCTGTAATTCACAATGATCTGCAACCCGATAATAAGATTCCTATGATCGACGAAGTGAAGCTCAAGCGATATACAATTGGGCTGGGTGGAATACTTGACTTGCAGAAGAAAGCGCAGCAGGCACTTCTGAAAGGGCTGCCGGAGGATGCGGTTATCCAGATTACTGAACCTGAAGAAGATGATAGCCGTGTAAAAGCAGACGCAGAGTGGGGCGATGATGAGCCTCAATATGCTGAGGGCACAAAGCAAGATATTAACTTTGCGCGACTTATCTACATCGGTAAAACGATACTTGGATACTCGGAGAGGGAAGTATGGAGAATGACATTAAGGAAGTTGTTACAACTCTTCGATGAGCATTGCCGATTCAATGGTATAAAAAACAATGGTTCTGATTCAGATGATGTTATTCCAGAGGATGTATATTAGAGAGAGAGGTAATCAGAATGTACGAAGATAAAACGATTATATGCAAGGATTGCAGCAAGGAGTTCATATTTACCGCAGGAGAACAGGCCTTCTATAATGATAAGAATCTCAGTGAGCCGCTACGCTGCCCGGACTGCAGGCAGGCACGGAAGCAGAAGACATCAGAATTCCATGACAAGAGCAGACTGCAAAGATGAGCAGATACGTCCTCCCCCTGGGACTATAAAGAGCAGGAGGTACCCGGCAGCTGGCGAATGATAGCTATGAATGTAAAAGGCATCTCTAGGATGAGATGCCTTTTTACGTATAAGAATGAATCGCGTTAAATACTGTACCCTTGCTTACACTGTACTCATCTGCCAGGCTCTGCATTGTCCGGCCGTCTCTCTTTATGGCCCAGTAAATTTCATTCCTATCTGTCGCTGTGAGCTTCTTTTTTCGGCCATTCTTATTCCTGTTACTCTCGGATAGATAGATTCGCTCATCACCTCTTATCCTGCGGACTATATCTATTTTAAGTACCTCTCTGCAACTACCGCAGATAGATTTGTCTGTCTTATAGTCACCGGTCGGCTTATCACAGTTTGAACAGTCCATAAAGTACCTCCTGATTTCTCAATTACATTGCAAATGAATATTTCTATAAATATTTTCGTTCATATCCTGAGATTTGTTAAGACATAAATTAAAAAAAAGGATTTTTAGATTTTATGGCGAATTATGGGAGTGAAGGGAGATGATTATATGGATGTCATTCTAAATGATTCGCAGGCAATAATACTTATTCCAGCCTTTCAAGGAATAACTTTTGCTGGTGATGGGTATGAAAAAGACATAAAGCCATTAAGGGATGCCGGGTATATGGAATATACCGGTGGCACATACTGGCAAAGAATATCTGATAAAGGAAAAGAATTTGTAAAGTCGTACTTGGAATCGGTTTATCAAATAGTTGCCAATAAGCTAAAGAGCGAGCGATACGATGTAGCAATATTAGATATTTCTCTCGAAACAAGGCTGTCGGTAGGGGTTTTAGAAGATATGGTATTGGAATATTTTGCAGAACAAGGACTACTCGGGAAAATAGTTGATAAAGATGGCTATTGCCAGTATTCATTGTTGTAAAAGTTATTATACCTTTGAGCCGAAAGGCTCTTTTTTATTTGAAAAATTTAGAATATATTCTTGACATGATAGATAATGATGAACTATAATAAGTATAGATAAATAAAGAAAGATGGTGAAGCATGGAAGAATACTTAACCAAAAAGGAAATCGCAAAGTTACTAAAGGTAAGCGAGGTCACTATTGACAGGTGGAGAAAGGAGGGGATGCCCTCAATAAAAGTTAAAAGAATCGTTTTATTCAATCAGGCAGAGGTTGAGCAATGGTTAAAAAAGCACTCAAAATAAAGGAACCCGGGACAAACTTGGCGGAATGACCGGATTCCTTATGCAAAACAACCTTGATAAAGGCTGCTTCATGCTCATTATAGCATGTCACTGGCCGTCTTTCAAGGGAACATGGAAGGAGGCACCTTATTGATAGAACTATTCTACATCGAGCAACTGGAATCAGAGTTGCAGATCCTTTACTCAAAGTTAGAGCATACCACAGATGAAAGGGAGCGTAACCGGCTCCAGGAGGAAATACAGGCTCGTAATTTGAGGCTTGTCAGGTTTATGCCAAATGAATAATATAATTTAACTGAGGCTATTGCCCGGTACATAGAAGAAAGTGAGGCTAATGTATATGAAGAATTTGAAAGGTATATCAATTATTGATTTAATCGAAATGAGTGCAGATGACCATGATGGAGAAGTATTTGATATTATCAAGAAAACCACGGATTATGATAAGTGCAATGAAGTTATAGGGGATGTATTGGATTATCTCTTAGAAAACAATAAAGAATATTGGTCTGCTCTTGATAATGCCGCTAGTGCAATTGAAGGCATAATAAAGGATGTGGCCTTTGAGCAGGGCTTCAAGACAGCAATTAAACTGATATTTTCATCACTGAGTTAATAAGGGCGGCGAAATGCCGCCTTTGTACTGAACGGAATTTTCCGTTCTCCTAATTTTACATGAGAGGATGAATATAATTGGCTCAGAGAATTACTGTTAAGGAAGCGGCGAGAATCATGGGGGTATCACAGCAATTCATACGAATTGGACTACAGAGAAAACTATTACCGATCGGGACAGCTGTTCGAAATAGCTCGATATGGACATATCACATTTCCCCAAAATTGCTTTATGACTATATAGGGCAGCCATCCGAATGGGAAATGTATTCAAAGCTATTCAATACAAAGTGAAAGGGAGCGGAGCGATCTGCTCCCTTTTTTGGTTCACTTTTTTAGTTATTTTTCAGTATCTTTTTGCATCTATAGTAGCCAAATAGTAGCCATAATTGCATTATGTGAACCAATGGAAGGACATAACAAAACCCGCTTTGCTTACTGCTTGGCGGGTTTTATGTGGCGTGCCTGAAGGGATTCGAACCCCCGGCCTACGGATTAGAAGTCCGTTGCTCTATCCAGCTGAGCTACAGGCACATATTCAGTTGATCTGCACAGCCATCTGCTGTGTAAATAACTACTGCCTTATCAGTACATGACCTGCTTTGGAAAATTGGAGCGGGTGATGGGAATCGAACCCACGCAATCAGCTTGGAAGGCTGATGTTCTACCATTGAACTACACCCGCAGGTATTGCCGCAACTGCCGACTTACATATTATACAGTCGGGGTACGCGTTTGTCAATGCCATAAAATTTGACTTTGCATTCGTTTTGGTCACTCTTTTGACCCTCTGTTGACAGCCTGC